TGTGCGTTAGCAAACGAGGTGATCTTGTTAATATCAGTAGAACTGAAGATGTTGACCTCTTTAACAAGGTCAGAAATGACTTTACGTCCAGAAATATCCTTACCACCACTAAGTGAAAGTTCACCGAACATATTGAAACCAACAGGGTGGTTAGTTTCGAGCAGTGAAGTTCTCCAATCGTTGATAGGAGTCTGAGACTTGACGACGTACGAGAAGTTCTGATAGAAGTAGGAGTCTTGAAGCTTCTGGACAATCTCAGAAGGCTTACCCACGTCATCGATAAATTGACCAGTTGTGGTGGTCATAGAGTCGATATTCAACGTACCACGTGCGATTGAGAGGTTATCGATCAAACCAGATGCACGAGAGACCTGACCAGTAACTCTTTCACCAGGAGTCCAGGTTCCATCATAGTTTTCCAGTTTCAGGATACGAGGACCAATCTGCCAACCTTCGTTATTAGAAACGTAACCAGTTGCAGTTGCAGTTTCAATACTATTACCTTGATAGACCAGTTCGCCCTTCAGGAAGCGTGAGGTCTCAACGATTGCTTCAGCAACACCACCAAACACTTCAGTAAGAAGGATTTGACGACCTTCACCCTGCGTCAAGAATGTAATGAAGTTACCAGACTCAGCATCAACCTGAGTCAGTGCAATTCTCAACTGATCAGGTTCCAGAGAGTTTGCAGAACCTGCAATAGCATAGTACGTAGTGTTTGCATTCAAACTGACCAAACCAGCAGAACTCGGTTTCGGCAGAATACCAACCGTAGAACCAAGATCTTCTGCTCTCAACTGAACAGCAGCACCAGTCGTGATACCGTGCGGGAAGTTGAACTGCAGATAACCCAAGTCGAGGTTAACAACGTAGTTGAATTCGGACTTCAGGGTGACAGTCGGTTCAGAAGAGTAACCAGAACCAGGGTTCTTGATGATAACTTCAGAAAGTCTGTTGTTCTTGACGATTGCTTCTGCTTCAGCACCAGTACCGCCACCACCTTCAATCACAACTCTAGGAACAGAGGTGTAACCAGAACCAGGATCAGTGATCTTGATCTCTGACAAAATAGCGGTGTTAAACAGCTGGAGGTTTACAGGGAATGTAATTTCGGGTCTCAGAGTATAATCGTGAGAATAACCGAAACCAAATTCGTTGTTCTTCAGTTTCTTAATCTTACCGATGCTCTTACCTTGCAGGAAGACAGCAGCGCCTGAACCTTCATCAGGGATAACAACCTCAAGTGCTGCACCAGAACCAGCAAGCAGAGGTCCAAGGATGCCAGGAATAGCATCAACATCAATAGATGCAGTCTTATATCCTTTACCAGCAGATGTCAGAACGACATTTGTAATAGTTCCAAGCAATTCACCATCATCAGCAACTGTGATGTTACACAGAGCACCTTCACCGTCGCCCTCAATAGGTACGTTGTAGTAGATGCCATTTACATATTCAGTACCGCCAGATGTGATACGGATTTTTTCAATCTCTCTATTGGATGCAATATCGGTAACGATAGGCAGTTTCTGATAGAATCCACCTGGGTTAACCAGTTTGATGTCAGAGATAGGTCCGATTGCCTTAGTAGAAGTCGTAGAGTACGACGCTCTGGTAAGACCCGTTTCAGTTTGACCCAAAGGTGCAGTGGATTTCTCAGGTTCGCTGCTCAACTCGAAGTTGAATTGAGTATCACTGAGGATTTCATTAATAGTGTACGTTCCCTTATATGGAGTCTGGATAACGTCAATAAACGAATCATCGCTAACAGGTGAGTTATCAGGGCTAGTTCTGGAAGGATCGAAGTAGTAGGAGATGTTAGTAACATCTTCGTTAACGATAAACTTGACCAGAGGTTTAGGTGATGTCTGATCAGTCAGTCCAGGAATACCTTCTCTAACAATGTTAACGAACGGATATTCCAGTTTGTACTGGTTATCCTTCGAGAAGGACATAAAGTATCCAAGGTTAGAAACATCATCCAAGTCAAAGATATATTGATGACCACGTACAAACAGAAGTTTGGGGTGCTTAGCGTAGATGTTTACACTACCAATAGTATTTTGTAAGAATGCAGGATCCTGTACAGCAACAGATCTCAATTTGTACGTAAACTCTCTACTATTAAAGATTTCTTGAACAAAGAATGATCCAGCGTACTCATTTGTTGAGAATCCTTCAACAAAGATGATTTCATTGACTTCAAAGTTGTTCTTACTGCTAGAGGCACAGTAAACAAGATCAGTGTATGACAAAGCACCACTAGGAATAACATCCTTATCAAGATTAGATGTCAAGGTAAACTTCTTAACACCAACCAGACCAGCAAATGTCGCAATCTTGTGGGTAGCATCAAATGTCAATACGAGACCAACAGCGGCAGCATCAATCGTGTCACCCTTAATATAAACAGAATCTGCGTAGATCTCATCAATTTTAATGATGTAGTCAGTAGGACTAAACTCTTTCCAAGTTGCATACTGTGCAAGAATGCCACCAGCATACGCAGTGTTATTGATGTCTACATCAAAGGAACCAGCAATTCTAGTAAACACCCAGTTAACAGAACCGTCAGAAACCGTACCTACATTGTGAGTAGGTGCAGTTACTCCAGACGTACCAGTGCTAGATGCGGTGTAGATCTTACCATCGTTATAAACCTCATCACCAGTGGTGTATGGGTTGTTATCACCCCACTGAGGAATTGTTGTTTCTACAGTAAAGACCTGTGCAATCGTATTTTCATCGTTTGCAGTAGACTTCAGTTTTTTCTGGGTATCAAAGTTACCAATGATCTTACCGATTTTTACAGAGTTAGTGCCAACTTCAACGATGGTTCCATATGCGTTAACAACATCTTGACCGCCAATGGTTTGATATTGTTGCAGGATAGAACCCTTAGTAAACGTTGCAGGTTGATTAAACGTTACTGTCTTAACAGCATCGATGCTGGTGTACAGAGCGTCTCTCAGATAGAACTTGGGAATAACTTTAGTATCCAAAAGCAATTTCTTACCCAACGGAGTGGGAACAGTTGCAGTTCTAGTCTCATAAGTCTGCTCAACAGAAGAGAACGAGAAGATACCCTCTACGTTATTGGATACAACATCGCCGTAGTCGAGGATTTGGATACCAGCAGGTCCAAGTTCCCAATCAGCAGCAGTGAGAACTTGTGACTGATAAGTGAAATCGTTGATTGTAGATGCAACGATAACCGACATACCTTGCTCAACAGTGTTGAGTGCATACGTGCCAGTCTTAGTTTGTTCTCTATCGAGTTTGAAAGTGAATGCGGATACTTCCTTGTTGGAACCAGTTGCTTGTCCAGGAGTAAAGGTGTCGTCATACTTAACCACCTGAGAGATTGATACGTTATCAACCCAACCACCAAGAGAGGTTGTAACAACGGGTGAAGCAACACCCAGCATACGTACCTTCTCAAGATTGGTATCGACAGTCGTACTTGTGATGCTGATTTCTTCGTTACCAGCAACATATACCTTATAAACGTAGTTACCAACGCTAGGAGAGGACTTAACGAAAGCAACGTGTACAAATCCTTGGTTGTTAAACGCTGTCCACATAGCAGTGCTTGCGGAGTAGTACGTATTTGCACCCAACTCCAATACCAACTTACCAAAGTTGGGACTTGTGGAATCACCATCAACACTCAAAGTTGCATTGGTACCTGTGTTAGGAATAACTTGGAACAGGAGTGGTTTAGATGCTTGTGCATTGTATTGAGTGGTGCCAATAGCCATCCAAGCTTCGCAAGTCCAATCAGTTGCAACATCAGCAGATCCATAATCAAGCAGGACTGTATTTGCAGCAGCAGTTGTTGATGCAGATTGAGCACCATACTTGAACTTAGAAGCGTCTAAGGTGGGAGCAGTACCCCAAGTAACTGTCAGATCATTGTTATAAGTCGAATCTGCGCTATCGGTAGTCTCGAAATCAAGGATAGCGATTTCGTTAGTTTCGATCTTGTTACCAACAATGATGGTATCACCAGAGTTATCATTTGTAATAGATGTTGGTTTGAATCCAATACCCTGATCTTGCTTAACATAAGCAGCAGTCAGTACGTTGTTGGTGTTCCAAGAGACCTTGAAGATAACCGCACGGTGATCATTATATGAATACTTAACATATGCACCGACATCAATGTTACCAAAAATATCGAACTTGCAACCAGTCGAGTGAATATCATCAAAAGTTGCACCAGTTGGAGCAATAATCTTAGCAACTGAAGGAGTCTTGAGATCATCAGGACTAAACTTCATATAGAGAATACCGACTCTGTTACCACTAGAAACGTTGGTAGCAGTAGCAGTTACATATCTAGATCCATAATCATCCTGAGTCATCTTAGGATTGGTGAATCTATATGCAGCATTTCCAAATTGACGACTCCACTGAACCTCAATAGTTGCAGTATCGTAGTACGTTTCACCAATAATGATATTACCAACACCAGCAGGGTCACTTTCACCAACAAATACAGTCTTATCATTACCGATGTAATGAAGATCAGTTAGTTTCTCAGTGCCACTTGCAGAACAAATCTTACGCTTCTCTTTTACAGAACCATCAAGGTTCAGCAAACCGATCCACATATCATCTGGACTCGGTGAGTTGGTATCAGTAGTACCACCAACATAAATCTGACCGTCTTCGTCAATAGTGACAGAAGAGATATAGTCACGACGAGTAGCACCAGAAATACCAGCAATCTCACGCTGCCATACAGGAACAGCAGTAGGATTGTTCAGACCATCAAAACCAGACCTATACTTAGCAACAACCAAGTCGGGGTTGTGAGTCAGGTTGGTAGAGTTTGGAATAGTCTCACCAACTACGTAGATATTGTGGGGAGTTGAGTTCTCAATGTAGATTCTATTGAAGATGCACTTCTTATCACCTGTGGCAGGTGCCAGAGGCAGCATAGTACGTGTCCAAAGCAGTCTTCCATCACTGTTGAACTTGGCAATCAGACCACCAGAGTCTCCACTTACATCATCAGCGTGACCAACAACATAGAATGTACGGTCATCTGCAATAGCGACATCAACAATCTTACAAACTCTATTTTCGCCACTGCTATTTTCTTTCAGGACTGAGAGAGCATATTGTGCTTTCTTAAATCTCTGTGGGTGTGAAACACGAATTTCTGGGGCTTCATTTTCGTCATATCCAGAACCAGAGTTGATGATATTGACTTTCTTAACAGCACCAGATTCTTCTCTCGTAATAGAGAGTGCAAAGTCCTGACCAGAACCACTAACAACCTGGTAAGTCGGAGGAATATCTTCAGAATAACCAAGACCTTCTTGAGAAACCGTTACTCTCTCCACACCAGAGACGACTTTAACTCTGTACGTCTTATTGGTTTGATCGATAATAGGAATACTATCAACGATAATTTCATCACCAGCTCTCAGATCGTGCTCATCAACTGTAGTGATTCTGCCGTAAGGGAGATCATCAATGATGGATGAAGTATATCCAGTGATGTCAATACCTTTAACAGAATTGACCTTTGCAGATGCACCATAACCACCAGTGCCTTCATCATCAAAGTACAGTTTGTCATTGACTTTATAAGATCTACCAGCATTCTCAACCACAAATCCACTAATTTGAGCATCCTCAAACTTAGTAGTAGTGTCAATTTCAATATCAACCTGAGATCTAGTAGAGACACGAGGGTAGTAATCGAAGAGTTGCAGCACAGGTTCTTCTGAAATCTCAATCATCGCATCGATTTCAGTCTGCTGAATAACTCCGTCTCTATTACTATCTTCGATCTCGAAGATGAAAGTATCACCAAACTCAGTTACAAGAGTATCGGTATCTGCATTAGGTTGACGATCAATGTCAATATCAACATCTTGATATGGATCACGGAAACGAACAACATCACCAGGAATGTTTGTTTGTACTGCATCCTGTGAATAGTTCCACTTATCAGGTGTGGAATACAGTTGAGGACCACAAACGTACGGGAAGACAGGAAGACCTGCTTCTGATGCATCAATAGCAACAAAATAAGCGTAAACACCTTCAGGGTATTCTGGTGTCTTACAATATCTACCATTATACTGGTCAAGATCACCCTGCTGGAAGACGTACTCGTAGTCTTCAATAAATGAACCAGCTGGTTCAGCTGTTAGCAGAGGACCGTCAGCACGGACAGGGTTGGGGTTGGTATCTTGATCGTACAGAAGAACTGGTTTGATTCTGTAAGAAGATACAACTCTCTTGATACCAGAAGACTGGTCAGCAGCATCAATGTAACCATAAGGACCATAGATGGGGTTACCATCATATGCCCAACCAATGATTGGAGAGTGTCTGAGACCTGTCTCAAGTTCTCTCAGATTACCAGTTGCAGGATCACGGAAAACATTATCACCAAGAACATACCTAAGTTGCTTGGGATCTGAGAGGTGAGCATACTCACCACCATACTGAGTGTTAAAACCAGCGAACACATAACCACGGGAGGGATCGAAGAGACCATCCAGTTCTGTCTGAAGGTTCTTAGTCCACTCAAATACATTTGCGTTGAACACAGCATTCTCACCAATCGCCTCAAGACGAATAGTGGTAGTACCAGTTGCATAACCAACACCACGGTTTTCAACGGTAACACCGAGAACTTTACCAGCGTCCTCACCAAACTGACCGATAATTGCTTTACCGACAGCACCATAACCTTCGCCGTTGATAACAACTCTTGGGGGAGAAGTGTATCCGTTACCAGAAGCAATAATAGCGATGGATACAATACGACCATTAATGATGATCGGTTGTGCAACCGCACCTTCACCAGAGTTCAGTTTGATGTCAGGGGAAGATGTATATCCAGAACCAGATGAAGTAATAGCAATACTTTGAATAGGACCACGTACTTCTGCAGTTGCAGTTGCACCAGTACCATTACCACCAGAGATAGACACTGTGGGAGAAGAGGTGTATCCCTCACCAGGTGTCTCAACAAGAATCTTACTTACAACACCATTGGTAATAACTGCGGTTGCAGTAGCGCCGAAACCGCCGCCACCAACAATAGATACCAGAGGTTGTGTGGTGTATCCTGTACCACCATTAGTAACGTCAACAGAGAACAGAGAACCATTAACTGTTACATCTGCAGAAGCACCAGACCCTTCACCACCTGTGATTTCAATGAGTGGTTTATTTGCAGCGTCATAACCAGTACCAGCATTAGCAATATCGATACTGGTAACACCACCAAATTTAACTTTGGTTTGTGACTTATAAGACCAGGCAGCAACACCGTTAACCCAAGCACCGATAGGACCGAAGTTAATATCTTCACGACGAGAGACCGTCTCAACATTCAGAGGGAAACGAGACAGTTTACGCTGGTTACCAGGAAGAAGTGCAGATCCAATAAACGGACCAACCTTATAGTTGGGAATACCAGTTGTTGCAATATAAGCGTAATCGCTATTAAAGAATGTGTTCTGTACGTTAGTAGTATAATCTTCAATAGAAGCATTAATACTTTCTACATCAGACTTACCCTTATTCAAGTCAACAGACATCAGGATATTACCCTGAGGTGCGTTAGGAGCAGGAGCAGCAATCTGATATGAGAAAATAGTGTCGCTAATACGTGAAGTGACAGCGAACGTACCATTAAAGATCGTTGGGTTTGCACCGTAGATAGTTACGGAGTCACCAACAAGCAAACCGTGATTATTTGTTGTATATACAGTTGCAGTTTGATTATTCAGACCACCAGGTTGGATTTCATTAACCTGAATCAGTTTTTTGACGTTATACAACCAAGAAGTGACCTTTTCATCTGTAGAAGATGAACCAAGAGACGCAACATTCAGTTTATCTGTGGGTAGGTAGTAAGAACCAGTATCATTCAGGACAGTACCAGTTGCCTCGGCAATACCAAGAATACGCATCTTGACTTCGGTATCAAGATTACGGTTGATATAAACAAAGATGTCAGATTGAATTTCGGAACCAGCATCCCAATCTTCAACAACACCGTTCTTAGAACGAGTACACTCGATGAACTGGTTAAGGGATTTCTCTTTATATTGTACGTACTCTTCATCACCGAGGATGATTAGACCATTTCTTTCTGGCCAACCAATGGTAGAGTCAACAGTGATGATTGAATCTGTTTGGTTAACTGGTTCTACGAGAGTCGTCTTATAGGGAATCGTGAACTTACCCTCAAGAGTTTCCTCGGAAATGGACAGTTCGTAGATAGTTCCTACACCAGTGTTGATAGCAATAACGTTTTCAACCAGGCAGGTTGCGTTTCTAACATTAGTATCAACAGCATCCGCGTACTGGAACAACTGTGAGTCAATGATATTGCGGGGATCACCGCTAATCAGTTCAACACGAAGAATCGTCTCAACGCTCCAAGTTGCGTCAGACGGTTTGATGAGTTCGTCTTTAGGATATGATACGTCAACATCTTCGGAGAACAGGATCTTGAAGAGATACTCTGTTGCAATCTTCGTACCCTTGGAGAGGTAGAAGTCTTTAATGGTCTTGATGATCTGCGGAGCATTGACTTTTTTATAGTCAATCGGCGCATTAGGCAAGAATTGATTTACAAAACGCTCATACAGGGTACGTGCAAAGAGTGCATCGAGGTTTTCGATGACTGTACCTGCCTCGTGAGAGGATTGGATGCTATCAACTTCCTGAGTGAATACTTGGTTACCTCTGATGTCGTAGTTAGCAACACCAGATACACCACGCTTACAATTCTTAAATTGTGAAGGCTTATAGTTCTCGCCGTGAGAATGCAGGGTAAAACCAGTAATTTCACCAAAACCAACGTCACAAGACGCTGCAGCTGCCTTTGGTTCCGCAATAAAGACTGTAGGAGGTTCAGATTCGGAATATCCATCACCAAAACTGGTAATATTGATGTCAGTGATCTCTCCGTTGAAGATTGTTGCTACAGCAGTCGCGCCAGTACCACCAATGGGATTACCAGACAGATCTTTGCGATTATCGACGATATACACGGAAGGAGCGTCTGTATAACCAGATCCGCCCGTCAAAAGTTCAATATCCGTCAATTTACCGCCAGTTACGGAAACATCGAGGATTTGTGCGCCAATGGGATCAATAATTCTGCATCTAGGCGCAGAAGTGTAACCTCTACCACCAGAAATGATCGTAACGCCGTTAACTCTGCCCTGATCGTCTAAAGTTGTTACGGCAGAAGCGGAAATTGGGTTTACAGCGTCTTCAGTCGGAGGATCGATATAAACTGCAGGAGGAGTTGCATAATTAAGTCCTCTTTCAATAACAGTGATGGAACCAGGTACAATAGATCCATCAGAGTCAATCTGAGAGTCGGAAATCTTTGCTCCGCCAGGATTTATGAATGAAATCGAAGGGATAGAGTCATATCCAGAACCAGAAGACTGTACGTTGATTGCAGTGACTTGACCACTCTCATCATCGACAGTTACAGTTGCTTTTGCAGGAATACCAGAGGGATCTGCAGGATTATCAAAGATAATGATAGGTGGGTTCACCGAAGTGTAACCCTGACCACCATCAATCAGAGTAATATCCTTAATACCATTGACAAGTGCCTCAGCAGTGGCATTTTCGCCAGTAGTATCTGCAGGAGTTAGGATTGTGGTCTTAGGAGTAAAATTAATGCGGTATCCACTACCACCATTTTTTACAATGATGTCTTTGAGTTGACCGTTCTCAATTTTACTAATTGCACTAGCTGCTTTACCAAATTCTGGAGCAATTAGTTCTACAGCACGTACTGACAGAACAGTACCAAGAGAAAGTGCTTGTTTGAGGATAATCTTATCCTCGTAGATGGTATAGTCACTAAATGGTGTTTTTACAACACCATCAACTGCTACCAAGCAAGAAATGGTAGACAGGGGAATATAAGGTGCACCACCAAGGGTGAGAGAATATACTTTTTGATCTTGATTATCAACTGCAACAGTTAGGTGATCCAGTTTACGAACTGGCACACTGGTATAACCAATAAGGTACTCAATACGGGTAACAGCAGTAGAACCCTGAATAATTACTGGAGGAGTTTGGAAACGGATGTTAGATCCATCAAGGAAATAGTCTACATCTGGTTCCAGTTGAATTCCATTGACAATAACGCGCAGATACTCGGCAGCAGAGGGCGTTACAGGAGTTCCGAGGAGTTTTAGAGGGAAAGACGTACGACTTCCGTCAAACAACAACTTGATACTCTCAAGTTCTTGGATCTTCTTGTTAAATTCGGCAAGATTGACTCCAGGAGTGAAAACAACCTCTGGAGACTTGGAAATCTCTTCATAGTAGATGATTTCATTGTCAATCTTGATCGTACCGTCTCTTTCGAGGAAATAATCGATGTTTTCTACATCGATATTAATATCGGAAGGTCCAACACGGTTCAGAACGATAGATTCCGACCCAATAAAGTTCGGATCGTACTCACCCGAACTAATATCGGTGTACGATAAGATGTTATTGAGAATATCGTAAGGTTTACCAGATTTCTCCTGAGATCTGTAGTATTCTACAATCAGATCAACAAAAGCTTGATCCTCTTCCTTGATAAAGGCAGGAATCTGGTCCTTTACTCTCTGGGATACCTTAATTGACTTCATTCTGCGTTTTCTGCCGTCTAATTAGAAGCAAGCGTCGAATTCTGGGAACTCAAACACTGTCGTCGGATAATCAATGATATTTATCGAGGTTCCGTCGAAGTTAATTGGCGTAAAGTCGAACGGATCGAAGTTCGGAACTACTGTTCCGTCAATGGTGTAGTCAATCGTGATGACTTGTGGGTTAAAGATCGTAGGATCAACACCTGTACCGATATTTACGTTTCCAGACGCAATCAAAGCAGTAATCGGAATACGATTTGTGCCATCAGGCGTAGTTTGGACGTTAATAGGTCCAAGACAAACTTCGCCACTCTTATAGTTGACTGTTCCAACACCTTTTTTGAGGATAACCTCTTTCTCATCAAGTTTTGAGACCATAATCAGTTCACCCTTACCGTCATCACGTACATTTACAGGCAAAAGTGCCGATGTATCGTTATCGATGAACGTACTGGTGCTCAGAACTGAGTTTGTAGTCAACTGTTGTGACTGAACTGCCAGTTCGAGAAGATTTTCGGTGTATCCAGTCGAATAGAACGTACCTGACTTAACAGAAGAGAACTTAGGATCGCAAGTTCCGCCCCCACCAGCGCCAGTACCAGTTGTACCACCAGAAATGTCACTAGGATTGACAATTTCGTTGTTAAAATCGACACATTGGGTAAACGTACTGCCAAATGGGAACCCTTCGACGTTCAAACCGAGGGTCATTGAGGTCTGATTACCAACAATCGCGTTATTTGAGTTATCTACCATCGACTGGAAGGCAGATGTGTCGATTCTGCCGTTAAATCTGTTGGAAGAACCCTGATTATTGTATTGATCGATAGCAGACAACACAGTTGTCGCCATTTCATTGTTGGAAAGGTTGGTTCTAGTGCCATCGAAGAAGACGTACGACTTCGGACGGATGTATAGAGTGGTAGGATCGATGATGACTGGTTCGATTGCCGCCATCGAATACTTCAGAAGGTCATTCTTGATACGCTTCTTAGTTGTTTCGTTCAGTGCTGCACCACTTTTGGTTTTGACAGCAACAAATACCTTGCCATAGATCGGGGGAGCAAGTCTTTCACCACCATAGGCAGTAACAGACTTTGCCATCGGATATACCATCTTGGTGATATACTCATAGTCCGACTCAGTAACCGCTCTATTCTGCGCTGAGAATGCCCTAGGAGCGTTATATTTAATGCTAACGATGTCTTCCCCTACCTCACCGTCTTGAGAGGCGTCTACGGTCGTTACAGAGATGTTAGAGGAGGGTATGATGCGACCAGTGTTATCAACGGCGCGACCAATGAAAGTAAACTTTTTACATCCATTAGCAAGGGGACCATCTGTACGTACATACTTGAATCTGATGATCTCACCAGCAATCAATTCTCTACCGATGATACCATCACCAAAGATGACTTTATATCTCAGGTCATCAGTCTCTTCTAGAAAATAACCACGAGTAGTACCATCAACTCCAACAATATCAGTAATCCTATTGTACGTGTCGATCTCCTCTGATTGAGCATTAGGAGAAATACTAACGTAAAGCAGATCTGTATCAACATTATCAACGGGAATATCATAACCACGCTTCTTGACATCCTCAACGGTGTACTTGTACGTTAACAAGTTGCCTTGATAAACGACAGTTTTATTAAATTCTGCAATGCCAGTAGTCTGATCTACAGCAACCGTCAGATCTTGAGGCAGAGTGAACAGATAAGATTCACCATCCACGGAAGATACGAAAGTATCACCCTGTGGCAAGGTTACTGTTGAGGGGAAAGTTGTGCTACTACCAACATATTGCGTCTGTACAGCGAAATGCAAACACGCTTTTGACGCTTTGATGGATCTTGGTGTATAATTAAGTTGCTTCGCAATCTTAACAACGTTGTCTCTAATCGTTGCAGATTCAAGGAACGCCTCATTCATCGCCATATTAGCGTTGAACGCAGCATAGTAAGTGTTATATGCCAGTACGTCTAACAAATACGACGCAGCAGAACCCTCAAAGTCGTAATCAGTAAACTCAGTTCTAGTTCTCAGATACGATCTGATAGATTCTTTGATCTCTGTAAAGTCCAGAGATGTTAAATTTGAAGGGATTGCTGCCATCTGTTAGGTTCTCTCTAGGAGGAAATCAACTGTTTGTACTAAAGTCTCACCAACAATAGTGTAGTCTACCTCTATATCTAGGGTATTATCATCATCTCCAGGATTGATACGTACCTCATTCAGTACGACTCTGGGTTCAAATCTTGCTACTACGTTCTTGATCTCTTCTTTTAGATCTTCTCCCAAAAAGACATCATAGGGTTCAAATAGCATTTCTCTCAAACGAGACCCTGTGTTGGGTTGAAAGGGTCTCTCGTACATACCTGTGGATATTAAGTTGCGGATAGACTGCTTAATAGCGTTCTCATTCTTTACAACAGAAAAATCTTCAGTATTAGGATTCGCCTTGAATCCAATACTGAAGTCCTTAAATGCTCTGCTGAGCGTTCTATCTGCTCTAAATTTGTATGCCATTAAGTGTCAAAGCGTTCGACGTAATCATCGAAACCACCTTCA